GTACCTGGTTATACCGGAAGCGTACCTGACTTCCAACGTCATATCGTAAACACATCTAAAGACGGAATATACCTAGACGGAACAGAAGTATACACTCCAACAGATTACTCATCTTTTACAACTCCAAACAACCTACAGCTTTTTGCTTGTTATGGAGCTTCAAGAATTGAAGGTTATGCACGTGCTAAAATGTGGTATGCAAAAATATGGGAAAACAACACATTAGTCAGGCACTTTATACCAGCAAAAAACTCAAGTGACAAAGTTGGTATGTATGACATCGTAAATGATGTTTTCTATCCTAATTTAGGCACAGGAACAACATTCACATCAGGCCCAGAAGTCTCAGAGTACACTAAAATCTATGAGAGGGGTGCATAGGAGATGGACGCAAATACTCTAACATTGGTGGGAGCTATAATAACAGGTTTTATGACCTTGGTGGGAGTAATAATAAATGCGAGAGTACAATCGGAAAAACAAAAACTGGAGAATGATAAGAGAGACCAAAGAACTGACGATCGTCTGTCATCTATTGAAAAGAAGCTAGACATCCACAACGGATATGCTGAAAAGTTTGGAGAGATAGAAAAGAGTATTGTCAGTATACGGAAAGATATTGAGTATATTAAAGCAAAATAGGAGCGAGAATCTATGGGCAAAAACTTGGTATTAACTTATTACGTAACCGGACTACAGGACATTTGGCATAAAGATATAGACATATACAAATGCAACAACCGAGAATTTGACACACTATATGATAGCGTGATGAATCGTAAAAAGAAATATGACTTTATCACATTGGCAAATGAATTAGCCCCAGACCGCAAAAATTGGGCCGTAGAGGCCATTGTAAAGCCGGAAGGTATAAGTTTATATGTCCATAAGTTTATCGCCTGCTACGAGTTCTTAAAAAGCCATACGGACTATGAAGAAATATGGATAGTAGACAGCGCAGATACTGAAATGCTAGGAACACCAAATCCGAAGCCAAACTGCGTTTATTCTGGTTATGACGCTTATAATCCTATATTCAAACAATTCTACCCTATAAAATATCTAGTTGGTGGCTGGGTTGAGGGTGGAGTTTGGTTTCCGGGAATATTTGAGAGGGGGATTCGTTATGATTAAGATGTAGACAGATACCTAAGAGAATTATACGCAGATAATGTTGCTTGGAATTGTGGCATATTTGGTGGAAAAAGAGAGCCAGTTATGAAGTTCTTGGAAAAGTTTATCCCACTACTTAAAAATACTGATAGTGATACTGAGATGTGCATCTTTAATTATGTTATATATGCTTTGACATTAAAATATGGTGATGAAGTAAAGTGCTGCACTACTAGAATGACACTTGGAGAAAAAGATTATGCTTGCTGGTGGAGACATAAGTGATTTTCTTTTCGTGGTATAATATAAATAAGCTTAACAATTAAAAAGGAGGCTACAGCCGATGATAAAAGTTATAGAACTATTTGCAGGGATAGGAGCTTGTTCTAAAGCCCTGGAAAGACTTGGGATAGAGCATCAGATAGTAGATGCAGTGGAGATGACAATTCCTGAATGGATTGAGTTTATCACTATACTTATCAAGGTAGCAATAGTGGTAGTTCCTATTGGCATCGTAATTATAATAGCCGAGATGGTCAGATTTATCATATGGACTGTCCGTAAGATTAAGGAGAAGAGATATGAAAAAGACCAAAGATAATTCCCAGAGAGCTGGGAAAGATGACTATGAAGTAGGGTATGGTAAACCACCGAAAAATAGGCAATTCGGTCAACCAGATGGCAATAAAAGTCACAATGGAAGCTGGCACAAAGAAGATACTCCGAGATATTGGCTAGAGACTATGATGAATATGAGCGAAGAAGAGCTAGAAGCCATAATAAACGGAAATGAGCCATATTTTAAGAAGAAGATTGCAGGCTGCATCAAAAATGGTGAATGGAAAGAGATTAAAGAGATGATACAAGAGGTCTATGGGAAGATGCCAGAGATGCAGATTACGATGGAAGCCGATGAAGAAGCTAAAGATGAAGCGAGCAAGATTATTAGGGGATTTTGCTTGCCATAGGAGAATAAAATGAGAAAGAACGATTGCGATGTTCCTGTAGATTGGGGGAAATTAAGCTCTCACAAGCCATCTAAACACGCTAAAAGCGATAAGCAAATATACTTGGCTAAAATTAGGAGGGCTACGAGAAGAAAAATAAGGAGGTGCGATGAAAGAAATTAACCCACTTTTGATAGATGAAAACACAGAACCTAGTTTTGAAACAGATGTGGCGAAATGGTATTTGCTTAAAAAAGGTGAAAAATATGCTTGTTGGAGATGGGATAGTAAAAAGAATGATGACAAGAAATATCTGATTACAACTTTAGATGGAAAGGTAGTAAGAGATACCCATTTGCTTGAGGGAGTTTTTGCGACTTTCAGAATGTTTGAGGCGGTGGAGGGAAAGTGATGCTGAATGTTTGGCCATACACTCCTGAAGTAAAGAAAGAGATGGATAAATTAGGTATTTGGAGGCCATTGCTCGGCCCACAAGCTCTTTTTGTGCATATTGCTTGCACTAGACCTAATGTCCGTGAGATTTTGTATGGTGGAGCTAGGGGTGGTGGTAAAACAGATGGTTCTATAGCTGTAGGTGCTGAAAGGATTGAGAACAAGCATTATAGAGCTTTGGTGCTTCGTAAAAATGCTACAGACCTTGATGATTATGCTTCTCGTTGTGAAGAGGCATACCAGTGCTTCGGAGTTCAAGCTAAAAGAAACCCTATGGTGCTAAGGTTCGGAGAGAACAAGCAAAATACTAGGGGTGCTGTCATTAAAGGTGGGAACTTAGGCGATAAGAATGCCTACATTAAATACCAGGGTCAAGAGTATAGTCGCATCTTCATAGAAGAGCTTACTCAGATACCTAGCGAGAAGTTATATAAGCAAGTCTTGTCATCTTGTCGTTCTAAATACACCGAGCTATTTCCACAGATGATATTGACTGCCAATCCAGGTGGTGTTGGCCATTCTTGGGTGAAGAAGCGATTTGTGACACCGATTGACTTCAAAGATGAAGAATATACCGAGACTAAGCTAGACAATGGCGATACTCTATATGAGACCGAGAGCATACTCTGGTGGAAGAGACATTATAAGTATAAGACTAATAGTGGAGAAGATAAAGAGTGTGTATGGAATGAGATATTTGACAAGGAAGAAAACAAGAAAGCTAAACCTGGTTCTGAAACCTATAGGGTGTTTATCCCTAGCACTATAGATGACAATCCAGTGCTGCTTGAGAGCGACCCTGCATATGTGAACACACTTGAGGGCTTAAAAACAACCGACCCTGCACTATATGAAGCTTGGAGACACGGAGAATGGGAGGTCTTTGCTGGACAGGTATTCACGGAGTTTAGTAGAGAAAAGCATACCATAAATAACTTTGCCGACATCGGAACGACCACTGAAGAGTTTAATAATGCTGTGAAGATTATATCTATGGACTGGGGTTATTCTGATGATACTGCTATATACTTTACTGCTTATCTTGATGGACGACCTGTTACCTACCATGAAATGATTGGAAACCAGAAACTAGCCTCTGATTGGGGAAAAGAGATATATGATTACTTATTGAATAGCGACCAGAAGATTGATTACTTTATATACCCTGATGATATGTCTAGTGAGAAGAATGGCTATAATAGCCCTATTGATGATATACAGGAATGGCTGGTGAAGTTGCCACCTGATAAACAGCCTGTGATGAAAGAGATGAGCAGGGAGGGTGGAAGCCGAATGATTAGACAACAGGCTACTCATAAGTTCTTGATTAAAGAGCCTTGTGCCAAGATATTCAAGAGATGTAGTGCTTTGATTGGAGCTTTGCCTAACCTAGTTTATGATGATGATAAGAAAGAAGAAATTGATACCCATACCGACCATGCCTTGACTAACCCTTATGATGGCTGGAGCTATGGGCTTAGATGGCTTTCTGAAAGGCCAGAGGGTGAGCTTATACATAAGTCTGAACTGCTACACAGGAAGCAGGTTGGATTTATTGTTGGCGAAAGTACCTATGGAGATATGGGGATTGACCCTGCTGAAGTATTAAGAAAACAGAAGCATGATAGGGGAGATTGGAAAACTAGATGATGTGGTATAATAATAATATGAAAACACCTAAACCAATATCAATAATGTTATATGAAAGCGACCTGCCTTATCTTAACGAAATAAGGTGTGTTTATTGTGGTCGTATGCTTTGTAAGATGAATGCTGATGTGAAGTCTTTGGTATTCGGTGATGGATTTGACCCTGAACAACACCATGAGCTTGTGTCTGGAATGAAGATTATGGAACATAAGTGCCGTGGCTGTGATTGCGTTTATAAGTTCTTGTTCCAGAAATAACTTGTTTCTACCCCTGTTACGATAAGGACTGGCGATATATCTTTTTGTGCGATATAATAAGTACAAGGAGAATTATTATGAATGATTTAGACCACCCTACTGAAACTGGAATGCTGGAAGATAAACCAGTTTTGGCTCTTGATGTAGAAGATAGAGAGCTGATTGAAAACTTTAAGCGTTGGGAAAGAGACGCTAGAGATTACTGGAATAACCCTAAAGGCAGACAGTTGGATATTAAGAGGAATAAGAACTGGAATTACTATAAAGGATTACAGCTTGATGAGAGTAAGCTATACTCATACCAAATCCCTTATATCCAGAATGAATTGTTTATTGCTACGGAGACTATCACCGCTTATACGACCTCTGCAGACCCTAGTGTCGAGGTATTGCCTGAAGATGATAGTACGCAGTCTAAAGTTATGGCTGAGAGCTTGGAATGGGCTTTGAATGTCCACTCTGAAAGGTTTAAGCTGGCTGAAAAGATTGAAAAAGCTGAAAGAAATATGTTCTTGAAGTATGTGGGGATTATTAAGTTATACTGGGACGAAGTTGCTCAAGATATTGTTCCGAAAGTTATTGACCCTGATGATATAGTGTTGGATAAGGCTTGTAAGCTTGGAGACAACCCATTATTTATCTGTGAAACCTGTACTGCTACTGCTCAACAGATTATTAACTTATTCCCAGAAAAGAAAGAAGCTTTTATGCGACATATTGGGAGAGTTCGTTCTTCCTGTAAACTTATGAATACGGTCTATGCTTATAAAGAAGTTTGGTTTACGCAGATTGATGGAGATGGAGAGACTGAATGTGTTGCTTGGTATATGGACGACCTGTTACTTGGAAAAGCTAAAAACCCTAACTTCCTCTATGATGGAGATGGTGTACAGGTTACTAACTACCTTGCTAAGGCCAAGAAACCTTATATCTTCTTTAACTATATGAATAATGGTAGCCACCTTATTGACGATACTAGCCCATTTGAACAGGCTATTCCGTTACAAGACGCTCTCAATAAGAGAGGCCGACAGATTATGGAGAATGCTGATACTGCCAACTCTATATTGGTGTTGAAGTCTGGCTCCATCTCCTCTGATGAAGCTGAAAATATCACGAGAGACCCTAACCAAATCCTACTACTCCAGACACAGGGAGACCAGCCTGTAAACTCTGCCTTTGGTGAAATTACTCCTCATCTACTTCCTAACTATGTGATTAACGATAAGAATGAGATTAAGAATGCTATTCACGAGATTATGGGTACTCCTGCTCAGTTTAGAGG